TTAAACATGCGCCGTGGTCGTGCCAAGGCACACGAGTCTGAAGAACCAATGACTGCTGATCAATGGCAGGCTCTGCGCAAGGAAGATCCTCGCAGCTATCTGGGCATCAAAGACTATCGCAATCGCAAGTGGTGGGAGAGCCACTTCAAGGCTGCCATGGCCCAGGCCAGGGTCAAGGGAGAATCACACTTTGAGTTTCCGCCCAACACCAAGATGTACTACATGGTGACCAAGAATCCACTGGAAGAAGGCGGTGGTCCACCACATGGCACGCCTGAGAACGAGCTGGCCATGATGAAGGCACGCACCAAGCCAGCTGTGACCTTCCTCGACATGGGGCAGTACGAAGAGATGTACGAACCTAACATGGAGCATTATGATTGGATCAAGCAGAAATGGCGCTTGCCCAACATGGACGTGAACTACTATGTGATAGGACAACCTGGTCAGGAAGCCAGGGTCAAGCGCATAGGTCAGCTGATCTATGACATGAACAAGAATGGCCAGAACCCCACGGTAGACTATCACAGAGAGCTGGGTAGATTGCTGGGATACAGCGAGGCGGACATCAACAGCTTTCTCAAGGACCTAGAGAAGGAAGATTGACAGCAGGTTCAGCTAGGCACTAAACACGTTGGTGTCAGACATCGTTGAGATATTACAGGGTTATAGTGGCAGCCAAGTGCTGTTGATCACGGACGGTGATCGCAGGTTTGTGCGTAAATCTGGTAACATCGCACGCAATCTAGAGCGTCATCATGGATTGGCCAACACGGGCATTGCCATGCCCGAGCTTCTGGCGCAAGGCCCTGATCACTATGACATGAGCTACATCAGGCACACAGACATGGTCAGTTGGCTGCTGCACAATCCCTGTGACAGTTTACTGCATTGGATATCAGATGTGATAGGCATGTTAGATGCTGATTCGGTCAGCAAAGACTATTATGACGTGTATGTGCAGAAGCTCGGCAATCCCGCGCTGGAAACGCAGTGGGCTGCACTGGGATTTGCTCCAGAACAGCTCCTAGCACGCTTGCCCTGCCAGCTCAAAAGCAGCAACTATCACGGCGACTTCACCATGGACAACATACTGTATGGCAGCGATGGTAGGTTCTATCTCATTGATCCCATAACCACAGAGTATGACAGCTGGATATTTGACATAGCCAAGCTGATGCAGGACTTGGAATGTGGTTGGTTCATGCGCAACAGGACGGAACGCTTGCAGGGCAAGCTGTGGATGCTGCGCAAAGAGATATCAGATCTATATCCACAGGCAGCTGATCCACATCTCATTATCTTGATGTTGCTGCGTGTTCTGCCTTATGCTCGCAATGCACAAGACACTGACTGGATACGCAAGGAGATAGCCAGGCTATGGACATCATAATACCCTGTGCTGGACTAAGCACACGCTTCCCTAACATGCGACCCAAATATCTGCTCACTGACTATCTGGGCAGGGGCATGATAGAGCTGGTAGCCAAGGCCTACGCCCATGATCATCGCGTGCATGTGGTGATACTGCAGCAACACGATCAGCAGCACGGCGCTGCTGCACAGCTGCGCAGCATGCTTGGCGATGCCATCAACATAGTGATCCTGCCAGAAACTACCAGTGGACCTGCTGAGACCATATACCAAACACTGAACCAGGCTGGCATAACAGGCAGCTTCCTCGTCAGGGACTGCGACAGCCTGTTTGTGCACGAACCTCTGCTACCAGGTAACAGGCTGTTCGTTGACTGCTTGGTCAACCATCCAGATCTCCGCACCCCTGCCAACAAGAGCTACGTAGAAGTCAATGGCTGGGACATGGTGACCAACATCATGGAGAAGAAGATCATCAGCGATCTGTTCTGTGTTGGTGGTTATCAGTTCGTGAGCGCACATGCTTTTGTCACTGCCTATGATGACATCAAGCACAGCAGATTGGATGAGATCTACATCAGCAGCGTGATCGATCATCTGATCAGCAAGGATCACGTGTTTCCAGTTAGCCGCGTAAGCAGCTATGTGGATCTGGGTACCAAGGCAGATTGGCAGAGATTCAACGACAAGCCTACCATATTCTGTGACATTGATGGCACGCTGATACGCAATCAAGCCGCGCACGGTCCTCAGGCCTATGGTACTGTGTTCGAACCTCTGACCAATAACGTGAACGCGCTGCTGGCTGCAAAGTCGCGGGGCTGCCAGATCATATTCACCACTGCGCGCCAAGCAGCACTGGAACCTGTTACAAGGCGGATGCTGGATGATCTGGGCTTTGATGGCTGCGGCCTGATCATGGGACTGCATCATGCCCGCCGCATAGTGATCAATGATTTCGCACCAACCAATCCCTATCCTAGCGCAGTGGCCATAAACATTCGGCGCGATGATGACTGCTTGGATCAGCTGCTGGAACTACGATGAAGACCATACTTTTCAGCATTCCTGCACACGAGAACCAAGCAGTGCTGGATGATGCTATAGCCAATGCCCGCAAGTGGAACGGCGAGCATCATCAGTTCATCATCATGGCCAACGCCACATGGTCGGATTTTGATCCAGCTCAGCTGAAGACTCCTGGTGTGTGGTTGAATCCGCATAGGATAACCAGCAAGCATGGTAATGCACACATCGTGCATCACATCATGAATTTCCAAGTAGCAGTGGCCAACAAGCTAGAGTTTGACTACTTTGCGGTGATGCACACCAACGAGCTGTTCGTGCGCCAAGGTCTGACCGATCGCATCACGCAGTCAGATTATGCGCTGTGGTTTGGTCCAGATAGTCAACCGCATGAGATGGCATGGCCTGCACTGCGCAATGCCTATCGGGATCGGCTGTTCAAGGATCTGTTTGACGGCAGCGACCTCCACAACTATCTGGGCAATCTCATCGAAGGCAGCTGGTGGAGCAGGGAGCTGTTCCAAGAAATCGTGGATTGGAGCATGGCCAACTACAGCTATGATCAGCTATGGTTTGATTGGGCTGCAGAAGAATGTTACTTTCCCACGCTAGCCTATCATCTCTCTGGTCGATCACCGTTCCTTACCCCCTACTGCGCATTCAATCACAACAGCCACGACATCATGCACACAGAATTCATAGATGCTGTGCGCAGCAACAGCGCACTGACATTCTGGCAGCCTCATAACTTCGTGTATCAGTGGGCCCCAGTGAGCACAGATGGCATATTCTCTGTGAAGCGCATCGCTCGCCGCATGGATGATCCAATAAGATCCTACATCAGGCAACTATGACACCGTTTGTCATCATATTGTAATCGTATTGTCATCTTAGGGTTCTTAAATATCCTCGGAATACCAACAGGAGAGGACAACCTAGATGCTAAAGAAAATCGCATTATCAGTGGTAGCTGCAGTGGTGGCTACATCAGCATGGGCCGGTGACATCACAGGTGCAGGCGCGACATTCCCATTCCCTATCTACAGCAAGTGGGCTGATGATTACAAGAAGGTCAGCGGCGACCAGCTAAACTATCAGAGCATTGGTTCTGGCGCAGGCATGAAGCAGATTGACGCCAAGACAGTGACGTTTGGTGCCACAGACATCCCAGTAAGTGCTGCTGATCTGGACAAGAAGGGCCAGGTACAGTTTCCAATGATCATTGGCGGTATCGTGCCAGTAGTAAACCTCAAGGAAGTAGAAGCAGGCAAGTTAGTGCTCAACACTGACATAATGGCCAAGATCTACATGGAAAAGATCAAGCGCTGGAACGACAAAGAAATAGCTGCGCTCAATCCTGCAATCAAGCTACCAGACCTTCCGATCATCAAGATCCGCCGTTCAGACGGCTCGGGTACCACTTGGAACTTCACACGTTTTCTGGCAGAAGCCAATGCTGACTGGAAGAAGACCTATGGTTTCGGTCAGACTGTGGAGTGGGTCGGCGGTGCGATCGGTGCCAAGGGCAACGACGGTGTGGCCAACAATGTGCTGCAGACCAACGGCAGCATCGGTTACGTAGAATATGCGTTTGCCAAGAGCAATAATCTCAGCTGGGTAAAGATGTTGGGCAGCGATGGCAAGGCAGTTGAGCCAAATCTCAAGAGCTTCCAGGGCACGTGGCCAATGATAGCAACCAGCTACATCGTCATGTACAAAGCTCCAGACGACAAGAAAGCTGCAGCAGACGCTATCAAGTTCTTTGAGTATGCTTTTGCACACGACAAGGAAGCACAAGCTCTGGACTACGTGCCTCTCACAGCTGCTCAGAAAGCAGAAGTCAAGAAGACGTTCGCACAGATAACCACCAAGTAACTGCCAGATTGCGCAGATTGGTGTGGACAGGGGCGCGGTGCGCCCCTTCCTTTTGACCTTAAATACAACATGATCACGGAATCCGCCCCAGAAACGCTAGAAGGCAGCTTCACACCAAGCCTGCAGCTCAGCAAGCTATGGATGTGCAGCGTGTTAAAACGCCTAATGCAGGAAGAAAACATCAAGCAATTCAATAAGGTATATTCACTGGGCAGCTGGTATGGTAACATGGCACTGTTCATGCTGATCAAGCAGGTTCCGTTCCACACCATGGTGGATGTGGATCTCAATCCAGAATTTCTGGCAGCCAGCAAGAGATTGATGCCCCGTTTGTACAAGCAGGGCCGATTGATCAGCATAGCAGGTGATGCCAACAGATTAAACTACGATGTGCAAGATCCCAGCTTGGTTATCAACAACAGCACCAACAACATGCGCAATGCCGGCTGGCTTGATCGCATACCCAGGGGTACCTGGGTAGCTCTACAGGGACGCAGCAATGAACCGCAGAATCGTTTCAACACGGTGAACAACCTAGCTGAGTTTGATGAGCAATATCCGCTAGCAGAGACGCTGTTCCTCGGCGGCATACCGCTGCGTGATCCTGACGATCACTATGTGCGCTGGATGAAGATTGGCATCAAGTGACCCATAAATATCAGGTCAGGGAGCAGAGATGAGCAATTCAAGCATCCTCATTGGTGCAGGCCAACGCTATGATCGCGTCATAGGCGTTGGTGGTGTGACCGTCAGCACGGATGGCTACCTTTGGAGCAACTCGTCTGAGATAGCACAGCCATTCCCACCTGGCATGCGTGCACAGGGCATAGCAACCACGGCCACAGGTAACGTGTTTGTAGCCATCAGTGACAGCGGTTGGGCCAGCACCAGCTACGATCTGGGCACATGGACCAACACACGTCTCTTAGACAATAATTTCACCGCGCTGGGCATCAGTTGGGGCAGGAATGGCGATGGTGCTAGGCCGCTGTTTGCTGTTGCAGGATCTCGCATCTATAATGATGATAACACGCTGCCAGGCGAATATGAGCTAGGTGACCAGATCGCACAGATCCTCATCAACGAGAGCGGCAGCCCCTACACCTGGGATCAGGCGTTCACGCACCCCTGCACCAATAGCTGGTTCCACAATGTGCGTTATTTTGATAACATCACCGTCAATGGCGTCAGCACCAGTGCCTGGGTAGCTGTGGGTCATGCCAGCGGGCAGCCTGACATCTGGTACACAGAGAACATCAACTGGGTAGGCGGTGGCAACGTGCCAGATCCCAACACCTGGGTGCAGGTGGTCATTCCTGCGAGCTACGGCAATAGGCCACTGTATGATGTTGCAGAATACCAAGGTACCCTGTACTTCAGTGGGCGAGGTGTGATCATCAATACCACTGACCTCGGTGATCCCACATGGAACAGCAGTCCATTCTTCTGCACGGTGCGCAGCACCACTGTCACAGCTCGCACGCCGCCCAGCAGCACCAGCACAGTAAACATGAACCTTGGTGGTGCGGTCACGTCTTCGCCATTGGTTGATTTTGTCAGCATCGCAGCCAGCCCAGAAGGACAGTTGGTAGCTACCAGCAGCAGGCTGTTGATCAGCAGCAATGATCGCACTGGTTGGTCACAGTACAGCCTCAATGGCTACTATTTCAGATCAGCCATGTGGTTCCAGGACCATTGGGTGGTTGGATCCTATAGCGATCTCACGCAGTACACCTATTTCACCAGCACCAATGGCGTGACTTGGATACCTCGCAATAACATGGTGCAGATGTATGGCATGTATGCAGCCAGCACCTACACCAGCGTTAACATGGGAGGTGGTAACAGCACTACCACGGTTACCATGCAGCTGGGAGAAGCACAGCATTCTCCGTATAGGCTTAGCCTATCAGCAGCACTTGGTTCAGGTCGCAATGCGCTACAGAGCAGCCAACGCAATATCATACCTTTGAGCAGCAGCTTTGCTAGGCGTAGTTGACAAACTACTAGCCCAATCTTAAACTGATAAGACTGATTACAATTTTTTTGGAGATTCACATGAGCATCGGAAGCCTCAGCGAGAGCGACAAGGCCAAGGTAAAAGAACTGATCAACCAAGGTGTAGCCATCACACGCGACGTTGAGACACTGCGAGAAGGTCTCAAGGAGACCGTGGATGCTATCGCAGGCGAGCTTGAGATCAAGAAAGCAGTGCTGAACAAGGCCATACGTGTGGCCTACAAGATGCAGGAAAATCGCGATGCGTTGGCAGATGGACGCGAGGAACTGGACGAGATCGAAGAGATCCTCTTGATCGCCAATCGCAACTGATGGCCAATTGGATCGCCATAACTGGTGGATGCGGCTATGTGGGCAGCCACATAGCTGCTGAGATCAAGCGCACCACCAAGACCAAGGTGTTGCTGATTGACAATCGTGCTCGAGCACTCACGCACACACATCAATGGGCTGACGATGTCATACACAACAGCTATGACAGCGGCGAAGCTCTGCATGCCATATCCAGCGTGAGACCCAAGGCAGTGATACACTGTGCAGCTGCCAGTTTGGTTGGGCCCAGCGTGACAGATCCTGCACGCTATTATGGTACCAACGTGGCAGGCATGCTCACGCTGCTGGATCACATGCGCAAGCACAAGATCAACAACGTGATCTTCAGCAGCAGCAGTTCTGTGTACAGTGACGGGCAGGATGCTGCTCGTGAGAACAGCATTCTCAATCCTGTCAATCCCTATGGTCGTACCAAGCTGGTTGGTGAGATGATTCTCAGAGATTACTGCACGGCCTACGGTCTCAACGCAGTGGCCTTCCGCTACTTCAACGCAGTGGGTGCTGATCCCAAGGCCAATCTTGGGCAGGAACCTGGTGCCACGCACATCATAGCACGCATCATGGAAAGCCAACTCAGAGGTGAGAAATTCCATGTGTATGGTGGTGACTACGTCACTGCCGACGGCACCTGTGTCAGGGACTATGTGCATGTGAGCGACATAGCTCGTGCACATGTCATGGGCATGGCATGGCTGCTGAGCAATCCTGGATTTTGGGCCTACAACATAGGCAGCGGTCAGGGTTACTCAGTGCTGGAAGTGTTGAAGACAGTGGAGATCATGACTGGTAAGCCTGTGGACTATGAGATCAGTCCTCGGCGCCCAGGCGACCCTGCGTTCACCCTGGCCAACACAGACTTAATACAACGAGACCTACGCTGGCAGCCAATAAAAAATCTCAGAGACATTGTGTCTGATGCCGCTGCTTGGTATAATAGTGACACATACAAGACCCTGGTCTGACTGGGCAAGTCAGCACACAGCAAGGTTCGCCGGCCACAAGCGGCAAGGAGGTATACATGAGTTACGTCGATGCGATAATCGACCGTGAGAAGAACACAATCTATGTAGCAGAACGCTTGCCAGATGGCAGGCGAGTGCTCACAGAACATCCAACCAGATACGTGGTGTATTGGCCCTCAGAGCGAGGCAAGTACACCAGCATCTTTGGCACCAAGCTGGATAAGTTCCAGACCAACAAGGACAAGGAATTCAAGCGCGAGCTGGGAGTGCTGCCCAAGGGCAAGCTGCACGAGAGCGACATCAATCCCATCTTCCGCTGTCTCTATGACAACTATCGCGATGCACCAGCACCGCAGCTGCGCGTGGGCTTCTTCGACATTGAGACTGACTTCGATCCCCTGCGTGGATTCAGCACGCCTGAGGATGCTTTCAGCCAGATCACTGCCATCAGCCTCTATCTCAACTGGATGGAGCGCAACATCACGCTGGTGCTGAAACCACGCAAGATGAGCCAGCAGGTGGCTGAAGACATCTGTGCAGAATTCTCAGACACCATGCTGTGTGCCAACGAGAAAGAACTGCTGGACATATTCCTCACGCTGATCGAAGACTGTGACATCCTCACGGGTTGGAATTCAGAGAGCTATGATATTCCCTACATCTACAATCGCATCGTGCAGGTCCTTGGCAAATCCGAGACAGCACGACTGTGCTTATGGAACAAGTATCCCAAGAAGAGAGAATATGAGAGCTATGGCCGCGAGACAGTGACCTATGACCTGGTTGGTCGCTGCCATCTAGATTATCTGCAGCTGTATCGCAAACATACCTATCATGAGATGCATTCATATCGCCTGGATGCCATCGGCGAGTATGAGGTGGGAGATCGCAAGGTGCCATATGAAGGCACGCTGGATCAGCTATACAACAATGACTTCAAGAAGTTCATTGAGTACAGCAGGCAGGACGTGCAGCTGCTGGTCAAGATCGACGCCAAGCTCCGTTTCATCGAGCTGGCCAACAACATCGCACACACCAACTGCGTGCTGCTGCAGACAACCATGGGTGCTGTGACGCTGATTGACCAAGCCATCGTGAACGCAGCGCATGACATGGATCTCATGGTACCAGCAAGGATACGTGAGACCGAAGAAGAAAAGCAGGCACGCTGGGACGAAGAAGCAGAGATGGGTGGCTCAGTGGTGGGTGCTTATGTGGCAGATCCCAAGCCAGGCATGCACGACTGGATCGGCGGTGTGGACATCAATTCACTGTATCCATCAGTGATCCGTGCGCTGAACATGAGCACAGAGACCATCGTGGGACAGATCAAGCCAGAAGCCACAGATCAGTTCGTGAAAGCACAGATAGCACAGAAGAAAAGCTTTGCTGACGCATGGAACAGCGTGTTTGGCACGCTGGAATATCAGGCAGTGATGGAACAGAACAACACGCCGGTGACCATACAGTTTGAAGATGGTAACGAAGTGGTGGTCACTGCCAAGGAAGTGTACGATCTGGTATGGAACAGCGGCAAGCAGCTCACACTGAGTGCCAACGGCACCATCTTTGATTATGGCAAGCAGGGACTGATACCAGGCGTGCTCACCAGATGGTTTGCTGAACGCAAGGAGCTGCAGGCAGAGTATCGCAAGTGGGCCAAGCTAGCAGATGAAGCCACTGATCCTGATGAGAAGACCGAAGCCAAGCGGCAGGCAGTGTTCTATGATCAACGTCAGTTAATAGCCAAAATCTTGCTAAACTCACTCTATGGTGCAGTTGGCAACCCTGGATCGCGCTGGTATGATCCGCGAGTGGCACAGAGCACCACGCTGAGCGGTCGCTGCATCGTCAAGCACATGCAGAGCAAGATCAACGAGATCATAACCGGATCATACAACCATGTCGGCGAAAGCATAATCTATGGTGACACCGATTCGGGTGTGTTTAGTGCATATCCCGTGATGAAGGACAAGGCAGAGTATGCAGACTATGAATGGACCAAGGAGAATGTGATCAAGCTCTATGACGGCATCGCTGACATGACCAATGCCAGCTTCCCAGACTTCATGTATGCCGCGTTCCATGCTCCAGAAGAAAACGGCAAGATCATCAAGGCAGCACGTGAACTATGCGGCACAAAGGGTTTATTCATAACAAAGAAACGGTATGCTATCCTCATCTATGACAAGGAAGGCAAGCGCCGAGATACCAATGGCAAGCCCGGTGAGATCAAGGCCATGGGCTTGGATCTCAAGCGATCGGACACGCCCAAGACTGTGCAGGACTTCCTGCAGGACGTGCTGGTTGGTGTGCTCACAGGCAGCGGGCGCGAAGAGAGCTTGGAACGCATCAGCGCATTCAGGCGCGAGTTCCGCAGCTGGCCAGGCTGGGAGAAGGGTAGCCCCAAGCGTGCCAACAACATCACCAACCATGCCAAGAACCAAGAGCAGATGGAGCGTGCTACCATAGGACGCAGCAATGGCAAGAAGATAATGATACCAGGACATGTGCTAGCGTCGCTGAACTACAACAAGCTCAAGCGCATCTACAACGACAACTACAGCATGCCCATCCAGGATGGACAGAAGGTGATCGTGTGCAAGCTGCTGCCCAATCCCAGTGGCATGACATCAGTGGCCTATCCCACAGACGAGCTCAAGCTGCCAACATGGTTCAAGGAACTGCCATTCGATCATGATGCCATGGAAGCTGCGCTCATAGACAAGAAGCTGGACAACTTGCTGGGTGTGCTCAAGTGGAACATCAATGAGCACAAGATCAACAGCAGCTTTGAAGATCTGTTCAGCTTCTGACATGGAGCAGTTCTTCCTCAGCGATCGCATACTGATAATCAGCTATCGTGCAGGTCAACGAGGCAGTGCACTGCATCGCATGCTGTCGTTCAGCCAGGACGTTTATCATTATGATAAAGACACGCTGGGAGTGATGCCTGACGGATCCTCTCATGACCACTATCATGAACTGCGAGACCAGCATGGTAGATCGTGGATAGATTGGCACGATATCAGTTCGTTGTATCTGGACAGGGCTATCACTGAAGATGTCATAGATGATCTACGACGAGAGCTATGGGAAAGCATAGATGTTGACCACGTCATGCAGGCTGCACAAGGTCGATGGATATGCCTAGCACAGCATCCTCCCATACAGCGCCTTAGGCAGATTTGGCCTAATGCTACATTTGTGTCCATGCACTGGGACAGCTATGCGTGGTTTCGTGATCAATATCAGAAATGGTTGGGCAGCAGTCTCGGCCTCTGGCCCAAGGCATTGATCAAATACCACAAGACGCTGCTAGACCTTGACCTTGACAACCAGTTGATAGGGCCTACACAGTTGGATCTTCAGCTGCTGCAATCCAATGGTCGGTTTGGTACACGTCAGGACAAGAAGCAAGCATTGCGGCATCAGCTAAAGTATGATATTGAGTTTTCACTGCAAGACAGCAGGGAATCTGCAGTACATATAGATGCCGCTGCTATCTGGGATGTGCATAACTGGGCTAGTGAATGGAAGCAAACCTGTGAGAGACTGGGCATTGATACCGCTATGCCAGCAGTCGCTGCATTCATGGACCAATACCTATCGTTGCAATGGAGCAGGCTTGACTCTAACCCGAGGTCAAGAGTATAATATCACAGAGGAAATCACATGGCAACCAAGAAAACCACAACTGACAAGATGAGTACGGATACGCAGGGCAGGTTCACTAGCCACAGCGCGATAGTGCAAACACAGCATCCGACCACGGGTGCGAACGGCCCGCGCTACACACCAGACGAGCTCAGGACTCTCATGGAAGCCATAGGCATGGCACCCAGCTGGTTGAGCAAGCGTTTCATCATGCAGGAGCTGTGTGGCTGGAGCGAAGACCGTATGAAGCTTAACGTCAAGCTCAAGCAAGAAGAAGATCAACAATCACAGATAGGCAATCGAACAGGAGGCTACAGGTAATGAAGGACTACATCCAGGATCTAACCAAGTACGTGGTATCAACAGGATTCTTTGACAAGATCAAGATTACCGCTGATGCCAAGGCAATCAAGGTAGAAGCACTTGAGAAGGAAAAGGAAGTGGTGCTCAAGGGCAGCTTCACTGCTCCTGTGGCAGACATGGATGGTGAGTTTGGTCTCAGCAACCTCAGCCTGCTGGGTCACATCGCCAGCGACAGCGAGTTCAACAGCAAGGAAAGCACCGTGGAGGTCAAGTACGAGACCAAGAACGGTGAGAAGGTTCCCACAGAACTGGGCTATACCAACAAGAGCAAGAGCTACATCAACTATCGCTTCATGGCCAAACAGCTGATCCCAGATCAGCCCAAGTTCATGGAACCCGCCTGGGACGTGACCATCAAGCCCAGCAAGAGCAATATACAGCAGTTTGGCTGGGCAAGCGCAGGTCTGGGTGCGTACGAGCAGTACTTCATCCCCAAGATCCAAGACGGTGTGCTCAAGTTCTTCATCGGTGAAGAAGATGCAGCATCACAGCGCGGCGGTGTGGTGTTTGCCACAGATCTCACAGAAACGTTTGAAGCCAGCCACAAGTGGAAGATCGCACAGATCATGACTGTGCTCAAGCTCAGCGAGACTGCTGACTGTGAGATGAGCTTCAGCACCAAGGGCGTGATCCAGATCACTCTGAACACTGGTGTGGGCAGCTATCGCTACATCTTCCCTGCCAAGGTGCGCTGATGGACGACACAGATATCCTGCTGCATCCATACGATGCAGTAGATGCTTTCCACGAAGCATTTGGACTGCCTCGTGGAGAGTATCCGGAGTTTCCAGATCTGCCGCAGCGTGGGCTGCGAGTCAAACTGTTGCGTGAGGAGTTTGAAGAGTATCTCAAGGCAGAAGGTGATAATGATCTCATCGAAGTAGCAGATGCGCTAGCTGACATCATCTACATCGCCTGTGGCACTGCAGTATCCTATGGTATACCCTTGGACCGAGTGTTTGCTGAAGTTCACAGATCAAACATGGCCAAGCTGGTAGACGGCAAGGTCATACGCAGAGAAGACGGGAAAGTCTTGAAGCCAGCAGGTTGGACTCCGCCAGACATCAAAGGCGCGATGGATCTCTGACAACACAGTTCATCAGCATTATAAATAACTGATGCTGATGAACGAAATCATAGAGGCTGATGAGCCCAAGAAGAAGAAGGCTGATCAACCCCAGACTTCTCAAACTCAATACAAAGAACCTGAAGCCGACGAGATTGACTGGGGCACGTTCCTAGACGAGCCAGAAGACAAGCCTGTGGCCACTGTAGAACCACCCAAGGGCAAGGAAGATTTCAAAGCAGCGCCCGAAGCTCCCACGCTTAACAAGGCATCAGCAGCCAGCACTGCTCGTGCAGTGGGCCGCATAAACCCAACTGATGCCATGCGCGACATGATGAGCCGCATAAACGTGCCCGCAGATGCCATTGACAGTGAACCAGAGATGCCAGGCGATGTGGACCATGCAGAAGAAGTTCCTGAGCCACCACCGCCATCAGCAGTGCCTGCGCTGATCAACAAAGCCATAGCAGCCAGCGATCCCAATGCCATCAATCCAGAATGGCACCAGATCAAGAACCTGCCGGGCTACATGCAGCGTCCCATACGCGCCATGGGCCGTGCTACCATGGGTGCGTTCACTGACACTCCAATCGAAGAGATCAGCCTGGTGGCCAATCTGGGCGGTCAGGGTCCCAACAGCGACCGAGAAGTCAGCGGTGTGGCACAGTGGCTCAAGACCAATGCGCAAAAGGTTGATTCCGCTGACATGGACTTTGGGGACACCATCCCTGGCTACAACGCACAGACATTGGTGTACAAGGTTCCTGGCATGAAGTTCTTGGTAGTCAGAGATTTCGCCGGTGGTTACATCTATGCTTGGCCAGATGCCAGTAGCGATCAGCTAGCCAGTAGCAAGGCAGAACCTCTGCGACTGCGCTGAATCAATCAGTAGATAGTGAGTACATCTTGAGATCAAGATGCAGTTCTCTCATTTGCAATGATTCAGGCATGGTCAACACCCAGTCTACCAATTTGATTATCTCATCTATCATCAATTTTGGCCGCTGTATGTGTCGCACTGAGGCTGTATCAGCATATCCAAACATCAGATGCGTGACCCTGATATAGCTCTGCTTATCTGCCAGGCTCAACGACAGATCTCTCAGCAGCTGCTTATTCATGTCATAATTGGTTGGAACAACCGAAGGTTTGACTGCAGCTCTACTGCCTATGTTTATGATCATCTTTGGTGTAGGTGTTCCTGACCAAGCATCCCACATCTGCATCAAGAGCTGAGCCTGCCCGCCACGTCCACTGGCATTATTGATGAACACATCAGCATCATTGGCATCATTAACAATCTTTGATCTGCCATCTGGCGTGTCAATATCATAGCCAGTGCTGCGTTTGAATCCATTGGGCTGGATGTCAGTGCGACTAAATCCGCGCACGTCATGGCAGCAGCACAGATGCTTGTGTAATGCAGACCCTATGCCCGATGTATGACCAGTTAATGCTATTATCATGATCTATATCTTTAATTTAACCTCGCAAAACAGATCTCTAATCTGCACAGGCTCAGGCATCGCAAGCATGAATTCCACACAGCGCAGCACGGGATCTATATCTAGCTTGGGAACGTCCTTGAGCTTGGTGGACAGGACATCAACATAGCCTATGGTGAGATGACACACTCGAACGTTACCAGGACGGCTGGCTAGATCACCAGACAGTTCGCGCAGTCCAAGCTTGTGCATGTCATAGAGCATGGGTTTGACACGCTTACGATAATCAACTGCGGCTCTGCTGCCTATATTAATGATCATCTTGCCTTGATCTGATTGGTTCCATTGGTGCCAGAACTTGAACAGCAGGCTGCTCTGGGCTGATCCAGCAAACGCATTGTTGATGAACAAATCACAGCCAGATGCCAAGGTTATCAGCTGTTTTTGCACAGCATCATCTGATATATCATGCCCCGTAGCACGGCTAAATCCAAGGACTTCGTGGTCCTGAGATGACAACCAAGCGTGCAGTGCAGCTCCTATACCCTTGGTATGGCCAGTTATGGCAACTCGCATCACTCGCTCGCTAAGATGATCTCGTAGATCTCGGACCAATCCTTGACCACCCGGATGTCATCATGAGCATAAGTGTAATTGTGACCATGTGCCATTAGCAAGCTCTTCATGCCAAGGCTGTGTCCCAGCTCGGCATTTTCGATCTTGTCCTCGATCCACCAAAGACCACTGTCCTTGTAGGGCAGCAGCGCAGCATCCTTGTCACCGCCGGTGGTCAGGAACTTGAACTTGCGAAATGCAGTCTCGCCAAACAGCTTGCGCAGGTTCTTCTTGCGCAGCTTCTGGGCATAGGGATTGGTGCTGAGGCTGGTCACTACATCGAAAACGTAGCCGTGCTTTTCGTGCAGCATCTTCACGTAGTATGTAGCATCGCGCAGCGCAGGTAGGAATCCGATGGCAGCGCTCTCGTTGAATAGCTTGATCAGCTTCTTGGTATCTTCCTTGCTGATGCCATAGCGCAGTCCCATGTCATAAGCACCTGCATGGTCTGGCTGCAGCTTGTGTCCGTGCTCTTCCATCCAGACTTCAAAGGCCCATTCCCAGTTGAGCAAGACGCCATCTGCGTCAGTTACGATTACCTTGTTTGACATGTTTGGTCCCTGTGTGTTTTTCATGCTTTACACTAGCATGTTAAATGGACGCTGTCAACTGGTTTATTTCTTGTGCAAGGGTTCAAACGCTTGGTTGGCCATCTGCTTGCCAAAGCTTTTCTGGCGCTTGATGTTGGCAGGCTGGCCAGTGCCGCTCTCGTCATGCGAATACACTGCGTATAGCTTGAACACCGTGGGATCTCGGCCACCTATGGTATAGAACAACCTGATGTCATTGCTGAGATTGGCATGCCTTAGCTTGGGAACCGCTATACCCAGCGGCACCTTGCTGCTGAACTGCGTGTCGCCACCGCCGAACGCTGCCAGAGGATCACGAGTCTTGGCTGCCATGAAGGCAGTGATCTTGTCCAACACTTCAGGATGATTGGCAAAGGTCTCGGTGAACAGAGGACAGATCTCAAACCGTACTTGCACCGATCAGCTTCCTCAGATGTTCTGTGACTTGGTCAGCTGTCATGGGTTCGCTCCACTGCCCGCTCTGATGCTGGCGCACGACCTTGACCAGATCAGCGGTAGCATAACCAGTGTCATTGCCCTTGTCTAGCTCTTCAAACAAGCGCTGATCGCTGGGTTGGGTGACTTCTGTGATCTTCATGCTAACCTCATCTCTGACGTTATTTATAGCTATAACATAGCACAGGCTAGCAGCCTGTCAACCACTCATTTACGTTTGAGATCATTGACAATTTTCACGTAATTTAGGCGAGTTTCTGCCAGGTTAGGACGGTTCCAAACGCGCCCGTGCGCCTTGACCTTGGCAGTGATCCGTGCACGATGCATGGGTTCCAGTCGTGTCTTCTGGAAGAAGCTGACCACGCAGCCGTCGTCCGTGATAGCACTGTGGTTGTAGGTGCTCCAATTCTGGTTGTATCTAGCGCTGAGTATCTGCACCGTGACATCCACGGTGTGATCAACTGGGGCCAGCACCGCATCTCGGGCATGGTCAAACAGTGTATCGCTTTCGGCCTTGGCACGCACAGTGTCGGCCATGGTGGTGATGTAGGCCAGAGTCTTGAGGTCTTGATAGCGTATGAGATCAGCCTGCAGCAGCTCAGCTACTTTGGCACGGAAATCGTTCTTGTCATCCTGCAGGGTCCGCAGCACGTTGTCATTGATCACTGTTTCGCGATCAGCTGCGGCTTGGCTGCGGATCTCATCTGTTACAACCAGCTCAATGGCATTGTCCAGAGGAATGTCTGCTGTAGACTGGTGCACAGCTATGGCATTGCTGAGCACTGTCTCGTACAGGCTGGACACGATTATGTCACCTGTATGCACGTTCTGCTCAGGGATGTTCTGCACAGCATAGATTGGTTCTGTGACCACGCTGCGATAGGCACGGTCAGCCCAGCCCTGAGCACGATACAGCTGCCAAGCAGCAGTGATCAGCTCTGTGGCCAATACGGGAGCGATGATGGGTTTGCTGGTAACATCTGCATACATGACCTGTGCTCCGCTCTGTTTCATAGCTTACACTAACACAGATTGGCAATCTGTCAACCCTGTGGTTCCTCGCTGTCAGTGTCTTCCTCTGGCTCTGCGTTCTCAGCATCCCATTCTTCACGACTGTCCATGATGCTGTCGAGGTCCCAGTGTTCACGGATGTCCTCGGGTATGTTCGCCAGATCTTCACGATCAGAAAACTCATGGGCATCATCGTCGTGCTCGCTGGTGTACTTGCCAGCAAAGCTCATGCCTTCTTCGAGGTAATAGGCAGTGATGTCAAAACCAAAATCATCAGTCATGGTGCGATAGAATTCCACGGGAGGTGCCCAGGCAGTCTGGAAGCTGATGCCCACCATTGTGCTGTCTGGTTCGAGGTCTCCCAGATCCCATTCCTGCTCACCTATGTCCCACTTGGTGCCCCAGTTGGACACGCACCAATCGTACCAATCCTTGGCACCATACTTGTCGATGAACTGAGCCGCACGCTCATCTCCGCCACGTGCTGGAGCATCATGCTCCAACAGCTCTGGAGGGCACGGTGCGAACTCACCAAACAGCTTGCCGGCCTTGTAGGCTGCCAGCACTCGTTGCACCTGTGTGGGATCTTCGTGGCGGAATTCAGCAAAATTATCGCACCAATTAGGCATTGAGCTTCTCCAAGATCTTGTTGAGGAGGGCGTCAATGCGTTCTAGGCATTCACGGATTTCTCGATCTACTTGGCTCTCTTGCATGCTGTGCTCCTAGCTCTGTGTGTACCCATACATTAGCACATCTACGGGCACTGTCAACCGATATCTACGCCGGAGATCTCGGCATTTTCGCTGCGATTTTGCCAGGATTCTGCGAATTCTCGGGCATCTTCCAGGGTGCGAAAAGCCATGCGCTGTAGCTCTAGCTCGTCCGCAGTGAGATCCCAGCATTTGACCCAGTAGAACACACGTTCCATGCTGTCAAAATCTCTGGTGATCTCTGCCCTGCGAGCGTTGCGTTCTGTCATCAGCAGCGGATCCCAATGCCAGCCAGCATCTCTTGTGCTTCTGCACAGTCGCTGGCTTCGGCATCACACTCCATGAGATTCATGGCGATCATGATCAGCTGCATCTGGTCCAGCTCATCAGTCCAGTGTGCGCCGCGCCAAGGCTGTGTCCAGCTGTGGCTGATGTTCCAGAGATTGGGATCTGGCTTGCTCATGCTCAGATGCCCGGATTGTCGCGCTTCATGTCCAGTGTGCGCTTCTTGAATCCTTCCTGCCGCACCAAGAAGTCTACCCAGCTGTATGGAGTATCGCCAGCTTCGTAACCATGCAGGTGGCGCTTGGGGTGCAATTCCAGAGGCAGCATCTTGCGCTTGCTGAACTCCAGCATTACCATATCTTTCCATTCTTGGAAGCTGGTGTTTTTGAAAGTGTGTACTTTGGTTGACATGCTGGCTCCTGTGCTACTGTTTATCTCAGCTTTACAATAGCACAGACGCACAGCCTGTCAACCACTATTATAGTCGCTTACAGCTCCATTTAGTGACCCTGACGGTGCGATTGTTGTCTCTGATGTCGATCTCGCCCACACCTTCCACCATGTCAAACCTGCCCAGAGGTACACCGCAGGGGAAGATCAGCTCGTGGAACTCTCGACGATCCGTGCCCAGCGTGCAGAAGGTGATGTAGTCCTTCTTGCCCTTGACCCAGCCGCGGCAATACATGCGATGTGCAGCCACCAAGCCAGAAAACGTGATGGTCCTGCCCAGTTCCGTGCTGTAACAGCCGGGCATGAACTCGTCATGCGTCCAAAAGCCTCGCTTACGCATCTGATCAGCGTGGCTGTCAAATATGGGAACCTGCCAGTCACTGTTGCGCAGGGTGTTGCCATCCACTCGCCATGGTCGCTTGTTGCCTTCGATGTGCCAGCCCACTGCCTTGGCCTGCTCCATGTGCACCCAGGGCCTGTACATGCTGTTGTTGTTCTCCAGCGTGCTCAGCCAGAACGCCTGTGGGTTGTGCACCTTCTCGTAGGCCAAGCCCCAGATCAGGTTGGCCAGGTTGATGGCATGTGCCTTGCACAGTCCAAACCCGCCCATGTTGCCAAACAGCTCCATGATCTGTGCCTTGCGTGGACTGGTGCCGATCCTCTGCAGGAAGTCCAAGCACAGTTCCTCGTTGCCCTTGATGAAGCCTCTGCGATACATGTCAGCTGTGTAGGCATCGCAGCCCAGCTCTGTCATGATCATGTCTATGGCATCCTCATCAAAGATCAAGCCGTTCTCATACTTGAGATCACCATAGGGCGCATCATTGCTCATGAGATCTCTGAAGAACACGCCCTTGGTGCGACCGGTCATGGCCGCAGGACGTATCAGCGCTGTGGCTATGGTTAGGTCACGCTTGTTCTTGACTTTGAGCGCTCGCAGGGTCCTGCGCATCACTGGACTCTCGCCCTGGCACACGCCCAGAGTGTCGCCGCGTGACAGCAGCTCTGCTGTGGCCTCATCCTCTTCGGGATAGTCCATGGGATGGCGACCGCTGATGTCAATGAGCTGTGCCAAGCCTCGATTGCTGAGCACGTCTATCTTGAGGAATGCTAGGTCCTCGCACTCATGCTTGTCCAACAGTATCTGGTTGTCCTGCCGTATCAAGCTGGCAGGCGGTGCGCGATCAAACACCACTATGCCTCCTGGATGCTTGCTGATGCAGCGCTTCTTGCCAATGAGCTTGGCAGTGAGCTTGCGCCATTCCTCCTGCTGATGCTTGGGCACCAGCTTGGCAATGTCCTGGCTGCCGCCAATCTTGCCCTTGTGGCCAGTGATGCGCTTGAGGCTTTCTTTCTGTGCCGTGCGTTCACGAAATCGCACGTAGTTGCTGAGGCGTGCGCTCTTGCCCGGCCACTTCTTGTAGATGCGCTCCATGACTTCCTTGTGGTAGTAGTAGGGGAAATCTATGTCAACGTCTGGTAGATCGTCTCTGAACGGGTTGAGGAATCGTGCCAGAGGTATGCGCTCTTTGACAGGATCCACGTCAGTGATTCCCAGCAGATAACAGACCAGGCTGCTGCCTGCGCTGCCTCGGGTTATGTGTGGTATGTCTCTGGTAAGTTCAAGGACGTCAAGCACTCTGATGAAGTGCTTGGTGAAGTTCTGCTCGCTTATTATCTCAAGCTCTTCAGCTAATCTCCGATCGTAAGCCTCGTCCTCGGGTATGTCTCTTACGAATCTCTTGCTTAGTTCTATCCAATTAGTGCGTTGTATGTTCACTGTGGTTGTCATGTTTATGTGCCTCTTTTGTGCCAAGTGTGAATGATGCCGCCGATAAGGGAGCATGAATTACTTAACCGTGCTGGGATCGATGACGACAGATTTTTTCTGAAATAAATTTAGGATGTGAGAATGGTAAATAAATCCATGCGCTTACTAGATATATTCACTGATTTCCTGCTGGAAGACCTTGAGGGCCAAAAAGCTTCTCGCGGCCAGTTCATCAAGGACAAGTACGGCAAGGATTTCCGTGGCATTCC